CACTACATCGACGGCGAGGAGGTCACGCAGGGCCAGACGATCGCGAGGCCGCCTGGCACTGAGCTGGAGTACAAGATCGCGTCGCCTGGGATCCCAGATGGCACCAAGGTCAACTGCTCACAGGCCCGGTCTACGTGGGTTGCCCCCGAGGCCGAATGGGAGATGGTCTTTACCAACGGCGAGACGCCGGTGAAGAGGCTGGTTGTGCCTGCCCAGGGCGCTGTCGGTATGGTCAAGGCCGCCGGGATGCTGGCGCGCGGCACTCGGTTTAGGATTCTCGGCTGGGCAGTAGGGTAAGCTGTTCGGCCTCAACAATCAGCCCACTGTGGGAGGAGGAAGACGTGAGACGAGTTCTCGCTATGACGGTGCTGGTGGGCGTTCTGTTCTTGAGCGCCTGTGCTTGCGATCGTCATCCGGTGACGATGGTGAGCATCGACAGCTACGTCGAGTCCATCGAGAAGATCAAGGACAACCTGGAGAAGGACATCCGCCCCGGCTACAAGGAAGCGCTGGATGCGGCCGTCGAGGCCGAGGCGATCATCCCCGCGCTTAGGGACGCCAGGCTGGACGTCGTAGACACTACGATCGTCCTCTGCGACGACTGCCTGAACGGCGCGGTCGAGAAGAAGAGGGAGGACGGCACGTTCAAGCCGATCGAGAAGAGCGCCGAAGGCGGTGACCAGTGAGCGACGAGACCGCCCCGGCTCCAGACCTGAAGGAGCAGGTCATCGCCATCGCCGAGCCGAAGCTCGTCGAGGCAGCCGACCGGATTCGCGGCAACTTCATGACGAAGTTCGGCGAGTTCGTCGAGGCAGCTCACAAGGACGAGCTGGAGGATCTGTTCAAGGGCGCGGCCGACGCCAAGGTCAAGTGTCTCGTGCAGACGGATCCCGAGAAGGCCCGGCAGTGGGCGCAGGTCTACGAGTCCAAGGTCCGCGCAATGGAGACGCTGGGCCTGGGCGCGAAGGTTGTCGCGGATGCCAAGGCCGCGAGCTTCCTGATGGAGACCGTGAACCTCGTCCTCGACACACTCGAGGACATCGCGATCAGCATCATCAAGGGCGTCACGGCCGGACTCGTGTCCGGCGCGATCAACGCCCTCACCGGCGGCGCAGCCGGGGCCGTGGGAGGAGGGATCGCGGGCGCGGTCGATTCCTTTCTCGACGCTGCTGGAGACGCCGCCACCGGACCCTCTGAGAGCTGACGGGCTCAAGGACAGAACGATGGCAGAGTTCACGATCGAACAGGTGGAGCAGCACGCCAAGGACGTGCTCGAGGTGTTCGAGGACGGCTGGCAGTGGACCGATCTCTTCGAGATCGTCCCGAAGGTGATGGAGATCGTCGAGGCGGTCGAGGGCATGACCGGCGCAGAGAAGGCTGCGGCGGCCGAGCAGATCCTCGACTACGTGATCGATGAGACCGACATCCCGTGGCTGCCGGACAGCCTCATCGACCCGATCCTCAAGAAGGGGGTCCGCTACATGATGCCCGTCATCTGCAAGGCGGCGAAGGGCGGCGAGGACGGCTACGCGATCAACAACGACGCGGTCACCAGGCTGGGCGACCTCGCCCGCGACCCGGAGACCGGGGGCGCGGCCGAAGGGTAGGACTCATCCCGTCTTGGGACAGCTTGGGGCGGCTCGCGGGGTACTCGGGCCGTCCCTTGTTGTTCGGGCGCGTCCTGGTGCTCTCCCGCCTTGGGACGCATAATGGGGCACGGAGCTTCGGCTTATGTCGATCAACACGCGCCTGAGCGACACGAAGGACATCTTCCGCGACGGCGAGCCGCGCGCGGCCTATATGTTCCCGGAGATGGTGAGCGTCGCCGGGAACAAGAGGCAGGCTGCCGAGAGCAGCGACGAGACCTTCGTCTTCCAGTACTGGCCAGAATCGCTCGATGACACCTACAACGTCGAGTACGCCCAGAAGCAGGTCCCAGGGGCGAGTCACCCGCTCCTCCAGTGGATCGGCGGGAGCGGCCGTCAGGTCACCTTCACGGCCCAGTTCACGGCCGAGATGGACATGGGCGACACGCGCGGCAGCCAACGCACCAACTACACGCGACTCGCTAGCGTCGGCCTGATGCCGTCCGACCGATACACGGTGGACATCCGAGCTGCGCTCTCGCGCCTGCGCTCGTTCATGATGGCCGACTACGGGACCCAGGCGAGCGGCCTCAACTCGTTAGCCAGCCCGCCCAAGAAGCTCTGGCTCGTGCTCGAGGGCTCGCTGCTCGGTGGCACCGACGACGCGATCCTGGTGGTCCTCCGCAGCGCCCCGATCACCTACGAGTCCTGGTTCCCGAACGGCCACCCGCGCATGGTCCAGGTCTCACTCACCTTCGACGAGATCGTCCAGCACTCGTCAGCTGGCAGGGGTCAGTCGTCGATCAAGTACATCGGCCGGACTCCGTTCGAGCAGGACGGCCGCAACTACCAGTACAGGGGCACCGTCGATAGGGTGCTGGGGCAGTAGATCCCAGGGGGCTTGAATGGCAGGCACAGGCGAGACGAGCATTCGCTCCTACAACTACTTCGTGGACTCCACGATCCAGGGCGCTGGCACCTACACCGACAACGTGTTGGTGTTCGAGGATCTGGACACGACCAACCCGTTCACGAGCCACTCGATCATGCTGGCGAACGACGCGGGATCCGACATCTACTTCCGCGTCGCGCCAGACACCGGCGGTCTACCGGACCACGGACGCGTGAAGGCTGGTGAGTCGCTGGTGCAGGACTTCCGGCGGTTGAAGGCCATCTACCTCAAGGGGACTCCGGGAGCCGCCTTCCGCTTCTGGGCCTGGTAGCGTCAGGAGGACCCGTGAGCGGTATCGGCAAGCGTGGCCCCGGGGGCTTCACCGTTGGCGCGCTCCAGGGCGTGCACGGCAATGAGCGCATCTTCGTTGCGGACATGCTCCAGGTGCCCGGCGGCACGTGGCCGGTCTCGTCCAACGCCCCGGTGGTCGCCGACTCCCCTTACTCGGCGTCCGGGCTAGCTCGAGCCTTCGTGGACTCCGGCGAGACCGGCGCCGGGTTCTCGCTCCAGATCCCGTCCGGCGTGACGACGATGGTCGTGAGAATGCCGGGCCGAGCCGGGGACGCTCCCGCTGTGGCCGGTGACGTCGTTGTACGCCTGCACGCGCGGGTGGGAGCTGGCGCGTGGTCAGGTCCGGTTGCCTTGGGGATCCTCGCCGTGCCCAACGACCTGGCGCAGAGCTGGTCGTTCTCCACGACGCTCGCTGGTCTGAGCCTGAGCCCGGGTGACGATGCGCAGTTCATCGTGAGTAGGAATCCGGCCTCAGGCTCGGACACCCTGGTGGGCCGTTGGTTCCTCTACGAGCTGGGGGTCAACTTCGCATGAGCAGTCTCGGCAGACCCGGCTACAGCACGCTCGGCACTCCAGTCGATCCTGCTTCGCCGTCTGGCATCCTGATCGACCCGACCACCGAGATCGGCGGATCTCCCGCGCTCAACGATGTCCTCAAGGGCGACGGCCTGGGCGGCTGGACCGTTGGCCCGGCGCCCGGCGCTGGCGGCATCACCTACAAAGGCACGTGGGACGCTTCTACGAATACTCCCGCGCTCGCTTCTGGTGTTGGCACCCCTGGCGACTACTACATCGTCGCGGTCGGCGGAACCACGACCCTCGACGGTGTCAGCCTGTGGACCGTGGGCGACTGGGCTATCTTCAACGGGACCGCCTGGCAGAAGATCGACAACGACACCAGGCCGGACTACGGACCGCTTGCTGCCGATCCGGCAGGGACTTCGCCGGACGGCTCCAAGTACTACAACACCGCGCTCGACATGGAGATGCGCTACGACGCCACCCGCGCGAAGTGGGTCTCTGTTGAGGCCAAGGTGTGCACCTTCTCGAACTCGGGCTTCTTCGGAACAGCGGCCGGGGCTTACTACCGTGGTATCGGGGCCGTCACCGGGGCAGGCGCTACGGGGTACCTCTTGCCGCACAACGCAACTGTGGTGGCAATGGGCTACACCAGGACGGACACGGATGCGGCAACCTTCGAGGTGATGGACGATGGGGCCTCGGTCGCTACACTGGCGTCCTCGGCCGCGTCTGGCAAGAGCACCGCACTGAACGTGGACATCGCCTCCGACAGCGTGCTGTCCCTGCGGAACCAGTCCGGGGGGAACACCACCTCCGGGGTCCAGGCGTGGGTGAAGGTCCGGTGGAGGGCGTAGCGTGACGACCATCATCGCGAAGAACCAGACCGCAGGCGACCTCGCGCTCACGCGCTTGGTTGCGCCCGATGCCAAGATCCCGGCGAGCGGCCAGGCCCAGCTGACCGACTGGAACGCGCCCTACGAGATCACGATCGACCCGGAGCTGGTCGCCTACATCAACGCCGACCAGGTGCTCCTGAACATCGACGGCGTGGACCTGACCAAGGCGGAGAGCCTGACAGCCGCCGAGCAGAAGGTCGCGGGCACGAACATCGGCAACCTGGTCGAGGTTGTGGATGTTGGCGGAAGTGTCGCCGGACTACCGGCGCTGGACGGCTCCTTGCTCACCAATCTGGCGGCCTCCGGCGCCTACCGGCTTCCCCCGAACCTCGTGCTGGTGGATCCAGCCCAGCCAGCCCTGGCCGGGGTCCGATACCAGACATGGGCCGCCGCCGACACCTACGTGGCAACGCAAACACCGTCCTCCACGAACAGGTGGGGCATCCAGATCACCGGCACGAACAGCGAGAACATCGTCGTGCGCCCGTGGGTGGTCATCGTGGGGATGCCAGAAGGGTCCACGAGGCTCACCGGCAACCTGACCTCGACGGTCAGCTTCAACGGCACAGGCGATCCCACCATCGGGCTCGTGCGCGAGTGCGAAATCGCCAGCCTCGCTTTCTCGGCCGCGAACGAGTGGACCATCTTCCACAACTGCAAGCTGACGGGAGGAACTCCCACCGGAGGTTGGTGCCGACTCGACCATTGCCGCGTGGATGGCGGCAACTACTTCAACATGGATCTGATGCAGATCTACCGCAGCATCGTCGATGGTTCCGGCGGCGGCTTCCCGGACGTGGTCCAGGCGCACTGGACCAGGTTCGCGTCGAACTACACCCTGCGGGGCGGCAACTTCAACTTCTGCGAGATCTTCATCGGCGGCACCACAACCTACCTGGCCGGGAGCTACACGCTCTGGAACTGCGTCAGCTACGCTGCGCTGAACGCGGCCAGCGCCGGGCATCGGATCAGGATTCTCAACACCATCCTGGTGGGAAACCCCACGATCACCCTCAACCCCGGTGACCTGACCACGCGCTCGGTCGTGGGGGACTTCACCGTCTCTAACACAGGCGGCAACTGGACCAACGAGGGCGACTTCTACGACAACACGGCCTCCGGCCTCGCGGCAGATGAGGTCCAGGCGGCCATCGACGAGATCGTGGCCGGTCTGCCCACTGGCGATGTCGTCGGGCCGGGAAGCTCGACTACCAACAACGTGCCCCAGTTTGCGGACACGTCCGGCAAGCTCCTGAAGGATGGGCTGACGCCTGGCGGCGCAAATGGTCTGGCCACGCTCAACTCGGGCAGCAAGGTACCGCTGATTCAGCTCCCAGCTTCGCAGACGCCAGCTGTGGATACCATTCCGATCTCGGGCTCGATTCAGCCCACCATCAACGCTGGGTGGCTTCCCGCCGCGTCCGAAGGTAACCAGGGCGCCATCGAGATTGCGACTCAGACCGAGACCAATACAGGTACGGACGATACGCGCGCTGTTACTCCGCTCAAGCTAGCTGGTCGAACGGCTACGGAGGCGCGTGCCGGTGTCGCCGAGTTAGCTACCCAGACAGAGACTAACACTGGTACAGACGACACTAGGATTGTCACTCCCCTCAAGCTGGCCGGTCGAACTGCTACAGAAACTCGCGCCGGTATTGCCGAGCTTGCGACGCAGGTCGAGACCGACGCCGGTACAGACGACCTGCGGATCGTCACTCCGCTCAAGCTCCTCAACTGGGCCAAGCGCGGCAAGGTGCTTCAGGTCGTGCAGGACACACAGGTCTCGAACGTGTCCACCACGTCGGGCTCCTTCACTCCGCTCACCAGTCTCAGCCAGGCCATCACGATTCAGGCCGGATCGGCTGTTTTGGCGTTCGTCTCGATGAACGTCTCCAACACGGCCAACAACACGCATGGGGAGGCTCAACTGCGTGCGGACGGCACCCCCGTTGGCGAGGCGTTCAGCATCATGCACAACTCGTCGGGTTCCGCGAACGTCTCGAATGGGGCCTACTTCTACCTCATCACCGGGCTTTCGGCGGGGTCTCGAACTATCGACCTTCAGTGGCGAACATCTGGGGGTAGCTTGCAGCTTCGGGCTACGTCGCAGGATGACGAGAGTGGCGTGCTGATCCTCGTGGAGATCGCGGCATGACGACCTACACCCAGTACTCGGTCACAACGGACTTCGGCGGCACTCCGCCCGACGCGGCGCAACTCGACACCGAGATTGTCGCCGCCAATCCCGTCCCCACCGCTGTGTTCGATGGGGTCATCACCGGATTCGATTCCTCGTTCAACGAGGACTCGGACGCGGTGCTGATCGTCACGGTGAACACTGTGCCGGGCGGGGAGAAGACCGCGTTGGACGCTGTGATCGCGGCTCACCCCAATCCTGCGGTCGATCCTCCCGATCCGCCTGCGCCTACGACTGCCGGAGACCCGGTGCATGTAGTGAACGACGGCGCTGGTGGTGTGCGGCTACCAGCCATCGACGGCTCGCAACTCACTGGCGTCGGAGACGTCTCTGGTCCGGCCAGCAGTACCAACACCGGCGTGGCCAGAT